CCACCAGGATAATTCAGCCAGAGATAATTCACGCTCCTGCGTACCGCTTATTGCGTGACCGATGACGTCAATCATCCATGCTGACAGGTTTTGATNAGCAAGTTGCTCGAGTGATTCGGATGTCTGGTCACGCAGCTGGTTGTCGCAGTGCCAGCACAACACCATTGCGCCGGTACCATAACGGTGAATAACGGTTTCGCTGTGATGATAATCGCCGTGTGGCCACTGGCAGGATTTAATATGGCGCAACAGCCAGTCAGACAATGCACCAGCACCACCAGCAGCACGAATTACCCGTGCGTTACTGAAAAACGGCAGCAATGTTTTGTCTTCCACCAGCGGCTGGCGAACGGCAGGAACGACCCCGGACGGCAGATTACGCATGCTTTTCGGTTCCGGCTCCACCAGTACCCGGGTATTGTGGAATACCGGCATGGATTCACGGCCCGGCTTAACGACCACCAGCCCGAGTTCCGGTACCAGAACAGGTCGAAGTAATACCCGCACGTTACCTCCAGATGCGTTGCTGGAATGTACGGGACGGACGCGGTGGGCGTTCGGAGTAAGGCAATCTGACTGAGATTATCCAGTGACGGTAGTCGAGACTAAGAGCTTTCTTAACCTCGTATCCGCGCCTGCGGTAACACTGAATTATCCATTCAGCCTGCTCTTCAGTGCATGGAGGGTGCTGGAACCATTCAGACTTGAATGCGTGAGAATACCGCTCGTGCGTGCAGGCAAGAACGGGCGAATTATCAGAATTGTAATATTTTACGTTGCGTGCCATCGGTTTTCTCCGGTGGCACGGTGTTACTCAGCGGGAGTTCAGCCCCGCGCAAGATTGTAGATGAGTTTATTCTTCTGCAAAAGCTGAAAAGCCTGCTTTTATTCCAATCTCTTTCAGTGCCTGTAATGAAGTGACAAACTCACCTTCGCGCAAGATAAATCCGTCTATCACTCGACCATCCACAAAATTAATTAACGCAGCCCCATTCTTTCGCAAACACATAATGCGGTAATGACTAACAAGATTTCCATTTTCAACGCACACAGCATAGAGGCCATCTTCACAAAAAATTTTACGCAGTTCTTCGATGTTCATCATCAGAATCCTTCCGGATAATTAGCTCTCCCCTTTAAGGGACCATCCCTCTTATCCCTGCGCGCTACTTAAGTATTTTTGATTCTATTCCGGCACCGTCCAGAACTTCAAACGCGTGAAAATAAAAACAAAAACCCGCCGAAGCGGGTTAAGTGCGGGTGCGTTGAGGATGCCTGCCACATCAGAGGTGGCGAGGGATTTCTCCCTCGCCGGATCTCTTACTCCTCAGGTTCGTAAGCTGTGAAGACAGCGACCTCCGTCTGGCCGGTTCGGATTCGTACCTCGCAGAGGTCTTTCCTCGTTACCAGTGCCGTCACTATGACGGTTAAACAGATGACGATCAGGGCGATTAACATCGCCTTTTGCTGCTTCATAGCCTGCTTCTCCTTGCCTTTCGGCACGTAAGAGGCTAACCTACATGTGTCTAGCATGAAATTGGCCTCAGATTAATGTTAAGCGTCTCGCAGGACGCGTAATGTTAACTGGGGCTTTTCTCTATCTGCCGTTGGTGTTCATGCCCGAGGCAGATAGCCTCAAGCACCCGCAGCCATTCTACTTAACTACCGTTACCTCGCCAATGTGAAATCAGTCAGAAAGGCGATCCATAAGAACAATAGCAAGACAATAAATCGCCATTACAGCCGTAATAGCCAGCGCACATTTGAGAACCAGCACCACAACCTCCTGTATTGGACGTACACCAGTCCTGATGAATATGAGGCTGTCTCGTCAGTGATTCAATACAACTATTGGGTATAGTTTCTCTGATTTTTTCTGTGGAAATGGGGCTCAACCACTAGTCATTTAATACGCAAAGTCCGATACAAGCTAACCTTCTAGTCCGCTTTGAGCGAAAAGCGGACGTTGGAAGTTTAAAACTCGCGAACTACTCAGCGTCCATTGATGCGTATTGTGTAACGTGATTAACCACAGATGATATTGAAACGTTCTCCGGAAATCTTGACCATAATGTCAGACAGTTTGCTGACGGCATGGGCTTCAGATGATCCCAGAGCGTCAGGCTGAACAGCTATTACCGAAGCTCCACTTGCCAGCCCTGCTTTTATACCCGCAGATGCATCCTCAAATACCACGCATTCACCAGGCTCAAGGCCCAAAGCCAAAGCTGCTTTGATGTAACCCTCGGGACTTGGTTTTCCCGTCATTACATCTTCTGCACACACCATTACTATGGGTAAGGGGAGATTAGCCGCTTTCATCCTGTTTTCGGCAAGCATTCTGCCTGCAGAAGTGACAAGTGCCCAGCTATCCGGTGGCAGTTTTGATAAGAGTGCAGCGGCCCCTTTTACTTCAGTAACGCCTTCTGTCATGTTGATTTCAACCTCTTCGAGTGAGGCCGCGATTTTATTGGTTTTCTCACCTGCACCAATAAAATGCGTCAGTGTATCAATCGTTTGCCGCCCGTGTGCGTAAGCAATCACAGCCTGAGTATCAAGACCGTATTCTGCACAAAAATCTCTCCAGACGCTTTCCACTACGGCTGTTGAATCAACCAGCGTACCGTCCATATCGAATAAAAAACCCTTAGCGTTGAATATCATTGCCATTCCTTAATGGTTGCAGAAGAAAGTTAATCAAACCATGTTTTTTCATCACCTTTCGCTACTCTCAGGCTGACAGCAATCTGCTCAGGCACAATTCTTGAAAGCGACAATTCAGGCAGGTCGTTGACATCAAAAAAATCAGCATCGAGTGACTCATGGCTGATTGACAGGCTGCCACCTACTTCTTCACAGAGAAAAATCAGCTTGTAAACATGCCAGGGTAAAGGCGGATGGCCGTGAAGATTACGATCCCAAACTCCCAATAGTTTAGTCACTCTGACTTTTAATCCGGTTTCTTCTTCGACTTCTCGACGCACAGCTTCAGAAGGTGTATCTCCAACATCTGCCCATCCGCCAGGAAGACTCCATAATCCATCTGCAGCCTCTTTCACCATCAGAATACGATTATTACGCAGGATAAACGCACGCACATCTGTTTTGGGCGTCGCGTAACCCGTTTCCGATACATGAAACAAATCATTGCGGCTAATATCAAACTGCGAACTCAGCAGTCCAGCGGCAATTTCACGCAAGGCTTCATAGCGTTCCTTGTCAAAGACGTCTTTTGAATAGGTCAGGCCTGACTGCGCGAGGGCCTTTAGTCTCTGGGCAACAAAAATAAGCTTTTCTTGGGTCAACACTTCAGACATGTTTTTCATCTTCATTTATGTATTCAGAGTTCCTGTTAAGGATACTGCTCAATTCAATGAAGAATAACAAATGCATCTGGCACCTGCTATGTCCGCTTCTGGCACAAAGCGGACAACCACGCCAGATCTACCCTGTGCCATGAAAAATGAGAATGTCAATTCACTCCTGAACTAATGCTTTTTAATCTAGTAACGTCTAAAATACCTAACATTATCCCTGATAAAATGCCAGTATGCGCTGCATAACTTCACTCATCCGGCACTCGCGACAGATTATGTTTAGGCGACTGTCGTAGCGACGTATTTCTCCATCAGGTAACGACCAGATAAGGTCCGGATCAACCACAGCTGTTTTCTTCACCTTTGCCCTCGAGAGTTTTTTGCGGGCGTTTTGCCAGTCCTTACGCGCCTGTTCAGACGGGAATAACCCGTAGCCGGAGTTGTATACATCGCCACTGGCTACCAGCTCTCTGGCAAGAACGCTCATCAGATATCTAGTCGCACCTGTTTTAGCTTCCAGTTGCCGTAACGTCTCACGACCGCTCTGGCGCACGAGTTCCACCACCTGCCCTTTAATTTTTTCCCGCTCTTCTTGTGTAAAAACTTTTGCCACAAGTCCCCCTTAAAATTACCTCATGACCTGAAATCAAAACTTATCCTCTGAAACCAGGCGGAATTTCTGTATCCGGTTCAGAAATATGATTAACACAACGCTGTACAGGTGAACGCCCTAGGCGGATGACCAGTTCGTCCCATTTTTCGCGGAGCTTTGACGGGCTCATGATGTTTTTTACCCAGAATGGATCCCGCTGTACCCGACCAAACATTTCACAAATTTGTCTGTGGCTTCTGCCATCCAGCATCCGCATTGTGCGCACATCATTGGCCCAGACAGTCCAGTTAGGCTCTTTTGGTCGCATGATCTCGCCATCATCACTGGCGGCCTGTTCGTAGAGACCCACGATCCGCCCCCATATCCACTGCGCACACGCCAGATCCTCCTGGCTACCCCACTGGCGTTTTTTCGCACTAAACACAACTGCGCCAGGGTGCCGGATTAAAAAATCCTGTTCAGCCGTCTGCGGGTCCGGTTGCGAAGCTTCCGGACGAAAAGTGTTTTTATTCTCTGTAGTAATCTCTGTTGTATTCTCTGTAGGATCATCGGGCCATTTTGACCCGATGACATTGGGTCGTTTTGAACCAATGGAGCGTTTCATTTTGACCTCTTCCATCGTGTCATTTTGACCTGATGGAGCGGCGCATTTTGAACCGATGGATTCGCTCAATTTGCCATCATCTAAAAGCTCGCTCCCATAGTTAATCGTGTAGAAATTGGTCATATCGCGCTTTGATTTATTGAGCTTTTCACAACGCAAAAGCCCCAGCGTTTTCAGACTTGCAAACGCGCGCTTTAACGTTGACTCTGACCAGAATGGGAACTGTTCCAGCCATTGTTCCGTTGTGTTATAAATCCAGCGAACACCATCACATTCCATACCGGAGTTGGTATCTCTCAACCAGTAGTGCAGTTGTTGCAAAACAATGGCTTCGTTTAAGCCGATTTTCATTGCCAGCTGCGTGTTTATAACCAGTGGGCGTTCAGCAAAAAGAAGACTCATAATTCCATCCAGCTTTTTGTTGGTATTGCTGTCGATACGCAAGTTTGAAAGCAATTGCTTTTTCTATAAGTTCGTCAGTTTCACGATCCACTACGGCAGGATCAGCAAAAAGCAGTCCGGACTCCACCACATCGCCATATTCTTTGTTTAACCCGGCGATCATGTACGTGATGCTTTTTCCGTCACTAATTTCACGATACAACCTGAAATCATTAATCCGGATAGCCTCCATAATTGCAGGCACTAGCGCCGTGAACTTTTCACGCTTATCCCTAGTGTCGATAGCCTTCCAGCGTTCGAATATCTTCACTCGATTAACGCCAAGCGCTCGCTGATCAACCGCGCCACCTTCATCTGTGACACGCTGAACATCGATGTTCGGGCGCTCTTTCAAAGCTCAGAATGCTTCAGTGATTAATATCGTCGCCTGCTCCTGTGTCATTCCTGGTCGACATATCCAGGCATCCAGAGCCTCACGAGCCTGTTCAGGAGTGATTTTCATTGTTCAACCGCCCCGCCCGCTTCGTCTTACGATATTCGTCATAAACTTTGGGATCATACTGAAGCTCCCCGCCAGATGCCTCCTGTAGACGCATCGCGCGACCTTCAGGAACCAGTATCCCCCAAGCAGCAACACTTGCCAGTCTCACTCCTGCGGCATTGGCAAGCTTTGTTTTGCTGCCAAAAAAAGTAATTGCGTCAACTTTAAGCATCAAAGCCCCCTCTTGTTAGACTTTTCTAACATTATTGTGCGCGGGATACCTAAGTCAAGAAAAATTAGAATTACCTAACTATGGATACAAGAACCCTAGGCCAGCGAGTTCTGGCGCGACGAAAAGAATTACGCTTAACACAACGAGAAGCTGCGCGCCTCGCTGGAGTTGCTCACGTCACAATTTCACAATGGGAAAGAGACGAAACCCAGCCAGTCGGAAAACGATTGTTTGCTTTAGCGGATGCTCTGAAGTGCTCACCTACATGGCTAATGTTTGGTGACGAAGACAAGGCACCAGTGCCTGCACAAGAACTTCATGTGGAAACAGAGCTAACTCCCAACCACAAAGAATTGATCGAATTATTCGATGCTCTTCCATCTTCCGAGCAGGAAGCCTTGCTGTCTGAAATGCGCGCAAGAGTAGAAAACTTCAACAAACTCTTCGAAGAAATGCTTAAAGCGCGTAAAAATAAATCAATAAAATAACATTCTTTTCAAGTGATTAGTTGCGCCCACTCTTTTTGTTAGATCAATCTAACAAAAAACACTTGCCTCTCATGTTAGGTTATTCTAAATTACTTTCCATCAAGACACCGCACGGTGTTCTCAGCAAACAGTTCCGCGACCCCGGCGTTAAGGGGAAATGAGGTCAGCATGGATACTATCGATCTTGGCAACAGCGAATCTCTGGTATGTGGCGTGTTCCCCAACCAGGACGGTACGTTCACCGCAATGACGTATACCAAAAGCAAAACGTTTAAAACCGAATCTGGAGCGCGTCGCTGGCTGGAAAGAAACTCAGGTGAGTGATATGGATTTCGACACAATCATGGAAAAGGCTTACGAAGAATACTTCGAAGGCCTTGCCGAAGGCGAAGAAGCTCTCAGCTTCAGTGAGTTTAAACAGGCACTCAGAATAAGAATGTGCTCTCACAATGACGCGGAGCACAAATATGAGAAGCAAAATCAGACCGCAGAAAATTTTGTTCTGGAACCCGGAGAAACGCTTTTCAAAATTCCCGTTACGTGCCCCATTTGCGGTTTTACATCAGAAGAACTTGACGACTCCTGTAATAATCAGGAAACAACCAAGTATGTCGAAGATGATACCGAGTGCGCACGAAGAACGATTATATCCACGAGTCCAAACTCCAGGACCAATAAATCTCACTTTGAGAGGGTGATTAATCCACTCCCCCAAACCAATAAAAAAGATGCCGGAGGACAAAAAAACCAATGGAACAACGGGATATCTGTCAAAAAAAGACGTTCCATTAAAGACAAACAACGCAGCGCCAACAACTGTAAGCGCTTTATACCAGTAATCAATTTTCATGTTCTTAAGCGGATTTATTGGTGGTTGCGACATTGCTTAATGAATCCTTAAAACTGTGGTGATTTTAAGGATACCACCTCGCCTGACGTGGTTAAAAGCAGGCACACAACACGAAAGCGCACGGCGAAGTTCGTCTCACTGTACGGTGTCGTTAAATTTAATTCGACCGTGCGCTTCCGGTTGTGGCAACCCGCAAAATGGCGCGGCGGTAAGTATGGCGGGGTTATTCCTTCCCCGTTGAGGACACCGAGTTGTCAGGTTGACCATACGCTTAAGTGACAACCCCGCTGCAACGCCCTCTGTTATCAATTTTTTGGTGACGTTTGGCGGTATCAGTTTTACTCCGTGACTGCTCTGCCGCCGTTTTTAAAGTGAATTTTGTGATGCGGTGAATGCGGCTAAGCGCACGCGGAACAGTTAAAACCAAAAACAGTGTTATGGGTGGATTCTCTGTATCCGACGTTAATTGTTAACTGGTTAACGTCACCTGGAGGCACCAGGCACTGCATCACAAAATTCATTGTTGAGGACGCGATAATGAAAACGTTATTACCAAACGTTAATACGTCTGAAGGTTGTTTTGAAATTGGTGTCACTATCAGTAACCCTGTATTTACTGAAGATGCCATTAACAAGAGAAAACAAGAACGGGAGCTATTAAATAAAATATGCATTGTTTCAATGCTGGCTCGTTTACGTCTGATGCCAAAAGGATGTGCACAATGAATTCAGCATTTGCGCTTGTTCTGACAGTTTTTCTTGTTTCCGGAGTGCCAGTTGATATTGCAGTCAGTGTTCACAGGACAATGCAGGAGTGTATGACTGCAGCAACCGAACAGAAAATTCCCGGTAACTGTTACCCGGTCGATAAAGTTATTCACCAGGATAATATCGAAATCCCGGCAGGTCTTTAAAACAGTTCCGTAATAAATATCCGGTTTCATTCTTATATGCCAGCAATGGCAGGGATTTGTTCATCCTTAAATCTGTCATGAGGTTAAAACAAAATGAGTAAAGTCTTTATTTGCGCCGCTATTCCTGACGAACTGGCAACAAGGGAAGAAGGCGCTGTGGCTGTAGCCACAGCCATTGAAGCTGGCGACGAACGCCGTGCTCGAGCAAAATTTCACTGGCAATTCCTGGAACATTATCCGGCTGCTCAGGACTGCGCTTATAAATTTATTGTCTGCGAGGATAAACCTGGCATACCCCGCCCTGCCCTCGATTCATGGGATGCTGAATATATGCAGGAAAACCGCTGGGATGAGGAGTCTGCTTCTTTTGTCCCGGTTGAGACTGAATCCGATCCGATGAACGTCACTTTTGACAAGCTGGCCCCTGAAGTACAGAACGCTGTCATGGTTAAGTTCGACACAT